CCGGCAATTATTATTCTTGTCATATACTGTATTTAAAACCAAAAAAATAGGGTGATGTAAAAGTTTTTGTCTAGTTACACCACCCTAATGGCTTACAGTATTGTTTTGTGATCTATATTATTTTCTGTTGTAGATGTGATATAGAATCCAAACTGCTACCAAACCTATCAGACCTTGATCTGAAAAGCCTTGCAGTACGCCCTGGACGTTTCCTATTACAGAAACATTTGGCCAGAACGGAATACCTTGTCCGTTAAAAAGGATTTCTAAAACAATTCCTAATGCGATAAGTGAAACACCTACATCAGCAATTCCTTTTGCCCATCCTTTTATTTTACTAAGATAATCCATGTTGGACCTCCCTTGATTGTAGGTTCATGTGTGAACCTGTCAAATATTTAGAAGTCTAATTTATGAATAAAACTACCTTATTTGGTCTTTGAATCGTATGCGTATGGAAAAAAATAATTATAGCGTCAGTTAATTTCAAATAAATTATTAGATTTTGCAAATTCAAACAACATATCTGCCCATTGCTGATGACCTTCTAAACTTGGATGAGGATCGTTAGGACTGACAATTAACTTTCGGTCAAGCACATATTCGTAATGACTAATCTCTGGTTTGAAGAATCTTTTCATGTTCAAACTATTTTTTATAACATTGAAGTCGTGAACATCTACATTTAAATTGTTTGGTAGAGCATTGTACATGACATATGGAATTTTATTACGTTCAAAATAATTTTGTAAGTCAAAAATATTATCTAAAAAATTCATTGTGGCATGATTTTCAATGTCCCAACCCTGTTTTTGTCTTATAAAAGTTACATTGTCCAATGTTTTCCAGGTTCTCCAGGTAAGATCTGTTTGAGGTACACGTCCTTTCTTCCAACCATCGTTAGTAACATAATCATTTCTATGACTGCTGGACCAACCTATGATAGCAAACGTGTTTTCTTTACTATTTTGTTCGAACCATACCTTTGTTGAGAAACTTATTCTGTTATTTCCCCTGCCTCCCATGGCAAGATTCGTTAATTCGCTGTTAAGTTTTTTAGAAATTATATCACTTACGAATGTGTGTACACCATCTTTGGGTCTCGGTGTTAAGAAACTGCAACCATTTGAAAATATCTTCTGCATCTACGATATTTAAGCCACAAAAAAAGGGCGACTAATAAAAGCCGCCCTTTTGAATGAAATTCGTAATCTAAGATTACTTGAATTTTACGTTTGAAATACCAACTCTTCCAACGTAGTCTGCCGCGTTTCCTAATGAAGATGCAGTGTTCGTTAATTCAACGTAACCGTATCTTGTTAAGAAACCAACAACTGGTTCGAAAGTTGATGGATCAAGTACAACACCTGATGACATTAAAGGTATGTATGGGCAGTAGAACGCCGGAGCGTCTGCTTCACTTGAACCTTTGTAACCAACTAATACTGATGTATCGTCAGCCGCATATGAGTCAACGTATACTCTCATAGAAGCATTTAACGTACCAACAAATTTAGTGTTAGTAGGTGCTTCGAAAGAACCTTCAGTTGATCTAGCAAATGCCGATGTTGTTGCAGATTGAAGAATTGTTAATGCTTGTGGACTACAAACTGCGTAGTTACCAGCACCTCTTCTTGTTCTTGCCGCAATCAAGTTTGCTACTCTGTTGATTAGTACAGATAACGCCGCGTGTTCATCACCCACGAACGTTGCAGTACCAGATACAGCAGATTGGTCAAAAGTTTCATCGTCTGAACCAGCCAATGTTCTTAATGAGCCAATGATTTCTTGGTCGATCTCAGCAGTAATCTCTTGAGCTAATGCCGCCATGATTTCTGCTTCTACATCGATACCTTGTTGTGCTTGTGCATCTTGAGCCGCTTCAAAAGTCCATCTTGCAGATAGTTTTCTTGACTTGGCTTCAACAGGTTGTTTCAAAATCTGGATTGATAATCTGTTACCCGCTGTACCTTCTTTAGCCGCAGTTGATGCCGCTTTTGGTGAAGACTCAGTGTTGTTACCAGAGTATGCTCTCGCAATTTTGAAAGGAGATAATGCTTCTTCACCAGCGATAACGTTATCGTTAGCAGATGTGTCCGCATATCTTATTCTTAGTGTGTGGATCTGTCCAACCGGACCAGTCATCGGCTGTACACCAACGATTTCGTTAGCGATTACAGTCGGCATAACCCGTCTGATTACTGGAAGGATCACTCTGTTTAGAGTAGCAACGTTACCAGCCGATGTAGCACCAGCAGTAGCCTGTTCAGACAAATATCTTTTTGTGTTTTCTAACACAACGTCCATTGTCTTTTTCTTGTTGCCTTCTAAACCTTCAGTTAGAGCTTGTTTAGTTTCGCTCCATTTAGATTCAAATATTTCTGACATTTGTATCTTTCCCCTTATTGTTTAGTTTAAATACCCGCTAATTTACGGATACTGTTAATATCAGCATCTTCTCTTTGTTGTCTGTCACCAGCCGATTCTGAAATAACTTTTTTCTCAGATACTACTGGTTTGTCAGCCATCACGTGAGGCAGATACTTGTCGAATGAAGCCTGTAACTTATCTGTTTGAACGGATTCTAACAGTTGAGCCATAACTTCACTCTTGTTTTTGCCCAATGGTTTGAGCATCTCAGCCATCTTTTCCTTACGTTCCATCAAGTCTGCTTGTCTTTTGGACTCAGCGTCTTTCGACTCAATCACCGCTTGTTTTTCTTCGACAGCCTTCTCAGCATCAGCAAGTTTTAGAGCTGTTTCATCAACAACTTTCAACAATTTCGCAGTCTCAGACTTCTCATTTAAGTAAGAATTCTGGTACTCCGACGCAAATGCTTCGAATATTTTTTTACCAAAGTTGACGTTTCTTGCTTTAGTGATATCTTCTTTTAATTGAGTTAATTCTTCACCCAATTTTTTCACTACTGCATTTTCTACAACTTTAGCAGATTTTTTAATGAAAGCCTCTTTCATTTTCGCCATTTGCTTTTTAGCCTCGGCTACTAATTTGACTTTCGTTTCCACAACGCCTTTTTTGTCTTCATGGAACTCTTTAATTTCTTTTGCAAGAGCGTTTACTACAAACTCTTCCAATTTTGTAAAGTTTTCATGAACACCTTTTCTGTCGCTGTGTAGTTCTTTTAACTCTTCTGACAATTTAGATAGTATAAAACTCTCTAATTTTGCAGAATGTTTGCCTACGTTTTCTTTGTAGGATAGTTTTTCTTGTGCAAGTGCTTTTCTGTCTTCTATGAATTTAGAGATCTCTCCAGATAACTTCTCAGTCATCATTGTATCAATTGCTTCAACCATATTAGCCTTGTCGTGCTCGTATCTTTTAGCAAATTCTTCTCTTAATTCTGCAGACACACTCTCTCTATTTTCTTTAACTTTAGAATCCCAAGCCTCAGATATACTTTTTTGTACGTCTTCTGAAATTGCTCCTGACTCTACTAGTTTTGATATTGCGTCTATCATTATTTTAGGTCCTTTATTATGTTAGTTAGGGCATCTTTTAGATACCTTTGTGCTTTTTTGTCATTTCGAACTTCTTCCGCCAGACCTTTCGCTTTCATACCACCTTTTGTGTTTAACAAATGTTCGTATATTGGCGTTGGGTAAGCACCTGGGGCCGAAGGTTGGGCCACAACATCAACCGTTATTATTTCAAAATCTGAAACTTCACCGCTTCCGTATTCGTTCATATTACCTGAACCTCTACTAGAAACGCCTAATTTCACTCCTGATTCTAACATCGTTTTGACAAGTTGACCCATCGGTGTTGGCAAAATTTTCATTTTGCCGTATCCATTTGGACCGTCCATCCACATTTCAGTAATCATATGTGAAACACGATCCAAATTAATCTTTAAGTCGTCTGGATGATCTACTTCTCCAAGAACAGAATAACCTGATCCGATCTGATCATTAAGAGTTTTAACTGCTTTACCTATCTCATTGACTGGATAGATCCTTTGGTTAGCATTCTTAATGCCTCCTTGAATACAAATTCCCTTCATGTACAAATCTTTACCTTGGTCGCCCTCGTGTAGAATCTGCACTCTAGCCTGATCGTAGGTTAAATGTTCTCTTAGATATAGTGACATCGTTTACTACTCCTTAAAATTCCAGTAATTACTTTTTAGCGGCAACTATTGGAGATTTTTTAGCAGAAGCATCAGCACCGTCTTTGTGGTCTGCTTTAACTTCTGTAGTTTTTAAACTGTCTTTTCCACCTGTGTTAGCAAAATCACCTTCTGTCTTTGCGGCAGTTGGTGCTGATCTTCCAGATTCGTCTGCTCCACCAATTTTATGTGGTTTCGCATCATTTGGTCCTTTTGCATTTGGAGCCACTGGAGATGCTTTGCTGTCAGCATGGTCGGCAGTATCAGCAGATTTTTGGATTTTGTATTCATCCATTTTCTCTTTTTTATCTTCTTTTTTGCCTTCCATTGGTTGAATTTCAGTTTCTGGAGTAATTGGTGCTTCTAAAGATTCTTCTTCTTTTTCATCACCTTTGTCCATCATCATTTTTTCAAATTCTGCTTTAAGTTCATCTAAAGCGTCTTCTAAATCAGCAACTCTTTCTTCAGTGTCGCCTTCTGCTTCACCGTCTGCATCCATGTCTTTTTCCATATCGTCAGCGGCCGCATCAGCATCACCTTCTTCATCAGCAGTGATGTCTTTGACTAATTCGTCAGTAGCATCTCCACCAAT